TGGGCTACAATTGACATTATTCATTTTCTTGTTCATCTTTCTCCTTCATCCTAGCTTCAATGAGCTTTCTGATTTCAGCAAAGTCTTGCGCTTTAACTTCGTTAGCACTATGGTTACCCATATTTACAGCCATGTCACCAGCGTGTTTTATGGTTTCATTCTGTAGTCTGGCCACCTCTAACTTTAATTTGACATTGGAAGTCTTTTCTTTCAATAAATCGGTTTTGGCTTTAGCCACCTTAGTATGGTCGTCAACGTCTTCTGGTTGAGAACCCAATGTAAGTTCATTGATAGTTTTTTGAGCCTCTTTAATATTTGAACAGGCCTCATTATAAACTTCTTGTAACACCACCTCTAACGATGGTATGTTATTTACTTTTACCTTTGTTCTAGTTGGACGTGGCATGGCTTTTTCCTTTATTAGTAAATATGCGGAAAGTAGTTTTTAGTCACTGTCAATTTCAATGTTCTTAATCAGTTTATATAAGGCCTTATATCTTCTCATCGCCAATCTGACTTCTTTTACAGTCAGACCTGAGTGGGTTACTATAACTTCCATAATCGCCAATTTATCATGTTTATTCCCTCCGCCTAGGATGGGTGTGACCAGTTCTTTGTTTTCTAAGATATCTATGAGCGTGGTACCCAATTTCATCTCATTCTTAGACATATATATACCTAATGTCGCAGAACTCTCCATTTCCTTTTTAATGGCTGATACCATGCTCTTAATCAGATTCTCTACATCTAATGAATGGTCTTCGATTTCGTATTGATATTCATCTTTAGTTTCCAGTTCGGAACTCACATCATCGAAATCATCGTATTTCTTAATACTTTTGGCGTCATCCTGTAGTTTACCTATAAGATATCTCTTAATGATTGTCCCATAATAGGAATAAGCCTTAAACTTTCTATCTGAATCAAATTTATGGGCTTTCAATATTAAGTTGTTAAGCGCATCCATGTGCAGCTCTTCGAACGATATGCCCTCACGATATAGTTTATATCTTTTTATGATATACTCGACCATTTTATTCAACGGTTCTTTCAATCTACGATTGTATATCAGCTCTCGATGTAACGCGTGTTCGCTGGTTCCGCTCCAGATTAAATTAGCTTTCTCTGGTTCAGTAAGATATCTCGGATCATTAATGTCAGGTATCATGATACCAGAATTCAAAAATTCTGCTACCGCTTTCTCTTCTTCTTCACCGAAATAGTCATTGACCTTTTTCTTTCGTTCTTTGACCACCTTTCATTTCGATTACCCCTCATATGTTATTGCCCTCGGTTTGTTAAAGTAAAACTCTTTTTTAGCTTTATCCAACCACCATTTCGATTCAGTAGGGTCCATCTCTTGGCTATAAGTATGGAATAATGAGCCTTCTCTCATATTGGTATGTTTGTAACCGAACCTAGGGATTGTCATCACTTTAGCATCATTATGAACCATTCTCAAGAGGAATTCATAAATGAATGTTAGTTTGATAGCGGATTTAAAACCTCCGAAGTCTTCAAACAAGCTTTTCTTAATTACCATCCCGTCAATATTGAAGTTCTGATAAGCTAATAGTGCGTTTGAATCCAAGAACCCCATCTCGTCAGAGAATCTGTACGCCCAGACCGCTTCGTTTGTGGTTCCGATGAAATTACCGTCACCATTGACATCTGCGATGATCGGTAAGAAAATGTCCACTTCAGGATATGCTTCAATGTACTTAATAGCGTTCTTGAACCATATGGTCGAATACTCATCATCGTATTCCAACAATGATAGATATTTTGTTTTAACTTCACTCACACCTAAGTTGAACTGAGTACAGAAATCTGTTTCACCTTCATTTTCAACAACTCTGACCTTAGTTTTGATTGTCGAGAACTTGAAACTCTTCAGATACTGTGAGGTTTCACTGTCTTTCGGTACCACCAATAGAACTTCGTCTGGCGCGACTCTTTGTTTTTCAATGCTCTCCATCGCAATAGCGAAGCTGGCTTTGGTACTATCTGTTAATTCGTGGATAGGTACGATTACGGTAATATCTGTCTTTTTCATGAATAATTTATTAAAGCGGTTGTAATTCTGATTGTTTTACCATAGTCTCAACTTCTGAGATTCGGTCAGTGACTAATTGTCCGTAGACTTTTTTAGCCACCTCTTTTTGTTTGGTCGTGTCATATAGACCTTTGGTCTTGGCCATTTCTGTTAAAATCTCAGTCGGTTCGTTATCCTCCAACCAAAGTTTCAAGTATTGACCGATCAATTCTGGGATGTTATGTGTGGTATTGGTCCAAATACCATTATTCAATAGAATCATCTCACCGTTTTCGTTGGTCGATGACATCCATTCTGGTACGATATTAGGAATTTTACCAATGATGGGTGTTTCACATTCCATTGCTTCAAGCGGGAACGTTCCGAACCCTGCCAAATCATCTACCCACACGGCTAAGAATGAATTGCTCAAATCCTTTGCGAAGTTCTTTCTGGACAAACCTCTGAGTTCTTTGAACGTCACCCATTTATACAGTGGGTATTGGAGATAGAATGATTTTGTGATTTTAACCACATCGCTTTGGTTCCTACACACCAATGATACAATCGGCATCTTTGGTTTGTCACTATTCTTAAAATATGCTGGAATACTGACAGGGATTACATGCGTTTTAGCATCAGGGAAATGGGATTTAATGTGATTGGCTTGAGTTTCACTGGTAGTAATCACATCATAGAAACTGTAATCGCTAGTCCACCTCTTACCTACTGGAAGTAGTTCAAACATATATTCTGGACTTTGGCTGAATACTATTTTTTTACAAGGCATTGTCTTGACTTGATCCATGATTGTAGCAAATACTTCAGGGATGATGATGAAATCACTGGGTCTGATACTAAGCTCTTGTCTTTCGATAGATACGTGACTCAAATTTGCATACTCTTCGCCAAGCCAATCTGCGATACCCATACCTTCCTCATCGGCCCTTAGTTTATAATCGCTCTTCTCATGTAAGATATGAGCGTTATAACCCAGTTCGGTCAACATCTTTACGTGTTCGTAGATGTTAGCAATACCAGCGGTCGGATTACCCTTAGTGTCAAGGGTGAAGAAGTAAAAGTTAGATTTGTTGTCCTTAAGGTCACTTAAAACCTCAGTCAGTTTTACGTTTTTATTTTCCATGTGTTTGTGTTTATTTTTGTTTTAATATTTCATAATATTCTAATGTGTTGAACGACAGATTAAATGCGAAACCCGCTTTATCTTTAGTGTGCTCAAAACCCAATGCTGAATCTTCATCATCTGGTGCGTGATTCATCACAGTTTCAATCATTGAACTTAAGAGTTCGTATTTAGGCGCATTGATTTCAACTGAAGGGTAAAGCGTCTTTGTCGTGGTTTGAATCAGTTCTTCCTCACCAGTTTCATTTGGCATGGTTTCAGTTGTAACCTCTTTGGGTGGCGTTAAATCAGTTAAGCTTATCAGTTCGAAAAATTGGTCAATGTCGATATAGTAGTCCATATTTTTATAATTTATTTGATTATTTTATTTCTAAGACTTTCATCATCAATAAACTCAACCAATGAGTCTATAACGTGGTCGGCTTCTACATCTGCGTTATAAGACGCTTTAACTTTGACGGACACCTTATCACTCGGCTTGCAGGTTAAAACGTCTGGAGTCGCGCTAATAATGACGTCAGCGTGGTCCCACATATCTTCGTACTGTTTAAAGAATTTGATGTTAGGTATTTCACATTCAGTCTTGGATAAGAAGAATAATGTCGCTGGTACAGCTCTACCTACTTCTCTGGACATCAATACGAATTCAACATCTTCTTCTTCATCAATCAAATCCATATATAATAGATTAAGTTTATTGATGATTCTATCATGCAATTGGTCTGGGTGACCGAAGATTTCAAGCGATGCTTCTTTGTAGAACAAGTCATACATTTCTTCCTTGGACTTGAATTTGAAGTATTTTACCAAATCAAATTCAGTCACTTCACCTTCAGTGACTACGTATTCATCTTCCTCTCTGATTTTAGCTACAGCGTAGCTTAAGTGACCTAAGAAGTCTCTAAGGACTTCATCAAGGGTAATTCCGATTACTTTCATATTTTATCAGTATATTTATCACCAATATACTGATGTGCATGTTAAAGTAAATTCTTGTTATCGATAATTAGGCATCAAAGATATTATTTTGCCTAACAAACCTTTTTGGGGTTCATCTTGTGCGGTATCTTGTTCGGTATCATGTGCGGTATGGACCACTTTGATATTAGGCACAACACAATCTTTAAGAATATCGGTATCACCCAATTGTGGGTAGTTATTCAAGATTTTTCCGATGATCGGATTTCTAACAATGTCTGCTTTACTGAACTCAAAGAATCCGATTTCTGGTATATTCTTGTGTCTGGTTATAATATCATAGAGACCAGTTTCTTTAAGATTCTTATATTTATCGGATTGGTCAACGTCACCAGAGATTATCAATTTACTATTATTCCCGATACGGGTCAGGATAGTTTTACATTGGTTGGGTGATAGGTTTTGGGCCTCTTCGATAATGATAATTGAATTATCCAGAGTTTTACCTCTTATGAAGCCTAGGGGTTGGATTATCAGGATGCCTTTTTCTTCCAGTCGCATTCTGCTGTATTGACCTATCATTTTATCGAGGATGTCCAAGGAAGATGCGATATGTGGTTCGAGTTTTTCTCTCTCCGTACCTGGTATGAATCCAATCTTTTCCTCAGCTTCTACAGCAGGTTTACATATTATTATCTTGCTGTACGGATTGGATACGTTCTGTAAAAGCTCTATGGCCCTACCTATTGATAAATAGGACTTACCCGTACCAGCTGGGCCAGCTGCAATTACTATTTCGTATTCGGTGATAATTCTAACAAACTCCTTTTGGGCTTCGTTTTTACACTTTAATCTAAATTTATCGTTAAGTATTTTACTTGCAGGGGATCCGAATTCATTCTCACTGTATTCTTGAGATTTTGTACTAGTTCTAGTTGTTCGTTTAGCCATATATGGTTTTATTAATAAATATCATGCTGATAGGTAAGTTAGTGCATCAACATAGTTTATATTCTTATTATCACCTTCTTTTGCTTCCATATTCTCATATCTCATATCCAACTCATGTTCTCTGAACTGTTCAATTATGCTATGAGAATGCGTTTTAACGTTTGCTTTGAATTTAATAACGTAATGACCGTCAAATTCAACAATCTTATAATACTTGATATCATCGAATTCAAATAGTCGGTTATCTACCA